CTGGCATAGCACAACTACGTGAAGGTGAGGTACAGTTTAGGGCTGATAAAAACAGACCAGTAGCTGACCCACATCAAGGGGCACACATATCAGAAGTTGACCCACAGCAAGCTCGTGAACAGCTATCACGCACACGTAATGAGTGGGGCTCCGAAGAAGGGTCAACAGGCTCTGTTACTACACCAGTAGAACGTGAGCGTATAGGATTAAAAAGCGGATCTGACGATGCAACAATCGAACGTATCGCTAGAAGTTTGATGAGTAGCGAAAAGTTTGCTAAAGAAATGGAAGCTGTAAAAGGTAACAGGCAAGCACTTGTTGCTAAGTTTAGAGAAGCTATAGAAGGGCATCAAGCTATTACAAACGGTAGAGATGCGTCAAATATGTCTGCTGGTGAATACCTAAAAAACTTGTTTGAAACAAATGATGTTATAGATGGTCAGGAAGTTTGGACATCTAAAAACGTAGTTATAGGTGACTTAGTTGTAGGTACACTTTTAAAACAACTACAAGATACAGGTATAGCTGGTAGAGAAATAGCTGATATAGTAGATATAAGCACTGTAGACGGCCCAACAAAGCAAATAGTAGATACTATGCTAACTGCTTTGTATGAAACAAAAAAGGCTAGACTAATAAAATCTGACTCATTTAGAGAGTTAGGTGCTGGTAAAAAGCGTAAGGATGCTATAGAGCAAGTTCTAAAAGAAGAAGTAAAGAACTCAAAAGAAGCTATACAGACTGTACTTAAGATTGCAGATGATGACGAAGATTTACTCATGGCTATGTACGAAGCTTTCTCTATGATGAAAGACGTAAACAGTTTGGATGACTTCGACAGATGGGCAAGAACAGTGTTATTAGGAGGTAAGTTGGAGCAAGGTGGTGTAGACCGTACTGGTACTCTTATTAGAGAATTAGAAGGTGTTATGACTAATAGTATTCTATCTGGCCCTAAAACACCAGCTCGAGCAATTATGGGTACAGCTACTGCAACGTTTCTTAGACCTGTTGCTACGGCACTAGGAGCTTTTGCACGTGCACCTTTTACTGGAGATGTGGCTACTCTTAGAGCTAGTCTTGCATCGGTAAATGCAATGGTAGAATCTATACCAGAATCATTTACATTATTTAGAAGTAAACTAAACTCATACTGGAAAGGAGATATATCTTCTATCAAAACTAGATATGCAGAGTATACTAAAGGTGATGAAAACTGGGAGATACTACGTCGTTGGGCAGAAGATAGTGGCAGAGCTACACCCGGAGAGCAGGCAGCTTTTCGTGTAGCTAACATGGCACGTAACATGAACAATAATAACTTTTTGACATACTCTACTAAGATTATGGCAGCAACTGATGATGCGTTTGGCTTTATATTAGGTCGTGCAAAAATGCGTGAAAAAGCTATGCGTAGAGTTCTTGAGTTACAAGAAGGTGGTTACAAGACACCTAAGATAACTAAAGATCTTATGAGAGCATACGAAGATGATTTTTATGCTCAGGTCTTTGACCCTGCTGGTAACTTAACTGATGAAGCTGCAAGCTTTGCACGTAAAGAAGTAACACTTACACAAGAGCTTACAGGTTTTGCCAAAGGTCTTAATGATGTGTTTACTGCTGCACCTCTAGCTAAACCATTCTTTTTGTTTGCTAGAACTGGTGTCAATGGACTTGCACTTACAGGTAAGTATACACCGGGTTTTAACTTCTTAGTCAAAGAGTTTAATGATATTGCAGCAGCTAGTGCTAGTAATTTAGATAACGTTGCTAAGTATGGTATAACATCAGTAGAAGAATTAGCCAACGCTAAAGCTCTTCAAACAGGCCGATTAGCAATGGGTTCTGCTGTAACATTTATGGCTGCACAAGCTTGGATGCGTGGTGATCTTAACGGTAATGGCCCTGTAGATAGACAGAAAAGACAAGCTTGGTTAGACGGTAAGTGGGAGCCAAGAACTATTAAGTTAGGTGCTGTACGTGTAGGTTACGATCAGTTTGAACCATTCAACCTTATCATGTCTACAATAGCTGACGTAGGTGATGCAAGCGAACTGATGGGCGAAGAGTGGACAGAAAGAGAGCTACAAAAGATTTCTCTTGTTGTTGCACAGGCTATAACCAGTAAGTCATATTTAGCTGGTATACAGTCATTTGTTGATTTGTTTGCTGGTCGCCCCGGTCAGTTTGACAGAATTATTGCTGGACTTGCAAACAACCAAGTACCGCTAGCTGGATTACGAAACGAACTGGGTAAATTATTTACACCATACATGCGTGAAATAGGCTCAGGTATAGATCAGTCTGTACGAAACCGTAACTTACTTATGGAAAACTTTGCAGGCTATAAGAAAGAGCTACCCATCAAGTATGACTTGCTAAACGGTAAACCTCTTAAAGATTGGGATTTTATGACTCGTGCATTTAACGCTGTTAGTCCTGTATCTCTTAGCTTAGATCAAGGCCCCGGTAGGCAATTACTGTTTGATAGTGGTTATGACTTACGTATGTCTACATACTATGCTCCTGACGGCACAAACTTAACTGACGTGCCAGAAGTAAGATCAAGATTTCAACAAGCTATTGGTGTGCAAAACTTAGAACGAGAGCTAGACAAACTGTCTAAAGATCCTAAGATATTAGCGTCTATGGAAAAGATGTACGAAGATATAAGATTTGGTAAGCGTGGACAGTATGACGCAAGAGATTACTACCACAATATAATTATTAAAAGATTGTTTGATAAAGCTCGTAAAGTCGCTTGGAGTACAATTAGTCAAGAAAATGACATAGCTCAGTTAATTACAGAACAAGAAGCTCGCAAAGAGTTACAAGAACTTAAACAAGCTCAAACAGCTAACATCCTCAACATATACAAATAAATGGCAACAACATTCGTAGACTATACTGGGGATGGAAATGCGACTAAAGCGTTTACTTTCCCTTCTATTCAAGAGTCTGACATAAAAGTTGATGTAGATGGTACTATAAAATCATCAGGTACACACTACAATATAACAGGCTACACTACTACAGGTGGTGGTAATGTAGTCTTTACATCAGGCAACATACCAGATAGCCCAGCAACTATACGTATTTTTCGTGATACAAACGTTGAGATTGCAAAGGCTACATATACGGCAGGGTCATCAGTTAAGGCAGCTGACCTAAATGCCAACCATGAGCAGTTACTGTTTGCTGCACAAGAAGAACAAAATCAAACAATACAAACAAGCGATATTAAAGATGGTGCTATAACAAGTGCTAAAATACTTGATGGCACTTTAGTAGCAGCAGATCTAGCTAGTGACTCAGTTACAACAGCTAAGATAGCTGACAATGCTGTAACAATGGCAAAGTTAGCTGGAGGCACATTACCTACAGATATAAGTGTAGCAAGTGCTAACATTACCGATCTTACAGTTGCTACAGCTGACATCGCAGCGGACGCAGTTACAGGAGCAAAGATAGCCGATGACTCTATTAATTCAGAGCATTATGTTGATGGTTCTATTGATAATCAACATTTAGCAAGTCAGGCAGTAACAGGGCCTAAGATTGCTGGTGCGACTGTTGCAAGTAGTAACTTAGCATCTAACTCTGTTACAACATCTAAGATTACAGATGCAAACGTAACAACAGTTAAGATAGCTGACAGCAACATAACACTTGCAAAACTAGCTAGTGATTTAAAACAAACCACAGTTACAGATGACGATACTAAGCTACCAACTTCTGGTGCTATCGTAGATTATGTGGCTGCACAGCTAGAACCGTTTGGTGGTTTTGAAGCTATAGCTAATGAAGTATCATTTCCTAACACACAGCCAGTATCTGGTGTTGCTATTTCTATAGCAGACGCAGCTGGTATAGTTGTAAATGGTAGTGGTACAAGTACAACAGGCCGAACACTTAATGGTACAACTGTTACAATAAACAACATACCTTCCAACTTTCACAGTTCTACTGTAGCTAATGGTATACGTTTTATTGTGACATCTACTGGTTCTAGTCAGATATATAACTATCACAAAGCTACACTTGCAGAAAGCGACCTTGTCGGTCTTAGTGGAGACATCAATGATTTCAACGAAAGATATAGAGTTGGCTCGTCGAACCCTACAAGTAATAACGACGCTGGTGATTTATTCTATAATACTGGTACAAATAAATTACTCGTATATAATAGTGCAACTGGTGCGTTTGAAGAAACACAGTCAGTTGGACAGTTTTTTATAAACACAATATCTAGTTCATCAGCGACTGGGGGAGGCAGTGCAACATTTAATGGATCAGCTTATAGATTTACACTTAGCAACGCAGGCAACGTTGCCGAGCAACATATTGTTAGCATCAATGGAGTCATTCAGAAACCTAATAGCGGAACCAGTCAACCCAGCGAGGGTTTTGCTTTGGACGGTGGGGATATCATATTTAGCTCCGCTCCTTCTGCTGGTGTTGATTTCTTCATCATCACGATCGGATCATCAGTAAACCTAAATACTCCTAGTGCAGGCACAGTTACAACACCAACTATTGCATCTGGTGCAGTAACAACAGCTAAGATTGCGGACGACGCAGTGACTGCTGCAAAGCTCGCTAACACGTCTGTAACAGCTGGTAGCTACGGTACAGCCTCAGCTATCCCAGCGATTACTGTAGACGCTCAGGGACGTATTACAGCAGCTTCTACAAACGCCGTGTCTATACCTCCAGCAGTTGGTGGTAACAATGGTGTTGACTTTAACGACAACGTAAAAGCTAGATTTGGTACAGGTAATGATTTACAGATTTATCACGAAGGTACTAATACTATTCTTAATAATTCAACTGGTGATTTAAGAATAGAAAGTGATAGAATTGAGCTTAATAATCAAGCTTCTACTAAGTTTTATTTAACTTGTACCGCAGATGCAGCCGTAGAGTTATATCACAACAATAGTAAAAAACTCGAGACTACAAGTAATGGTGTTACCGTAACAGGTACAGTAGCTGCAACATCCTACACAGGTGACGGTAGTAGTCTTACAGGTGTAGCATCAACAGTAGCTGACGGATGTATTTATGAAAACTCACAGACTATATCTAACAACTACACAATAACCACAAACAAAAACGCTATGAGTGCAGGGCCGATCACGGTAGCAAGTGGTGCAACATTAACAATACCTTCGGGTAGTACATATACAATAGTTTAATATGGCAATACAAATAAATGGTAATGGTACTATCACAGGTATATCCTCTGGTGGTTTACCAGCTGGCTCCGTAACGTCAGCAACATTAGCTGATGGAGCAGCAAGTGGTACAAAACTTACAATGCCAGCTGGTTCAATAATTAAAGTAACAACTGGGACATTTACTGGAAATGCACTTTTAACTACATCTAACTCATATCAACAGTACACACCTAGTAATATTACAGTAACAAAAGTTAGAGGACCCCAAAACGCTAGTGGTGGATCTAAGTTAGTAATTTTAGGTAATGCTTGGATTCAATACTCAGGAACTACTGCAAATAATAGACACCTTGTTTATTCAATTATGAGAGATGGTACTGAAGTGACTGGATTAACTTACGGAATGGGTAATCTTTTTTCTATTAATGCTCAAGGGTATCAAAGTAATGCTGATATAAAATATACCGACTCTACTAACCAAAACGCTGGAGATTATGTTTATTCTATGTGTATTAAAAGCCATGATGGAACAGTAACTTGTCGGATAGGTGAACTTCAAAGATTAGGTACTTGGACTATTTTCGAGGTAGCAGTATGACAATAAAATTAAATGGATCAGTAGGTGGCTCAGTCTCTCTAGATGCACCACCTTCTACAACAAGTCAATATGACATAAACTTTAAGTTGCCTGTAGCTGACGGTAGTGCAGATCAAATATTAAAAACTGATGGGTCTGGTAACTTAGGTTTTGTTACACCTTACACCGGCATCAAGATGCTTGACGTGTGGTACATGACCAATGCACAAAGTATAAGTGCTGATACAGAAACAGGTCTAACTGATAACTTTGTTAGATCTGAATACTCAGCAAAGTTTGGTGGTCAGATGACCAAAGCTAGTGGTAGTGCTAACATGTATTTTCCTTCTACTGGAATATATGAAATATTTTTTAATATATCAATAGCAAGTCAAAACGGTTCTAATACCCAACATGCTGGTGCAAAATTATATGTCGACAGTGGAAGTGGTTTTGGTGGTGGGCCAAGGATTTATCCAGCTACAACTGCCGTAGGTGCTACAGGTGGGGGTTGGTCATATCTTCAGCTAAGTGGTGTTCATTATATGGATGTTACTAATACGTCTACAAATAGAGTATATTTCAGTTGTATACACGATCACGCTGCTCAGATAAATGGTGATTCTAGTAATGATGGATCTCTGTACACCTATGCAGTATTTAAAAAAATAGCGGAGACATAATGAGTAAAATACAAGCAAACCAAATACAGCATACACAAAACGGTGCAGCTGTATTTACACTACCTACATCAGATGGTAGTAATGGACAAGTATTAAAAAGTGATGGTTCTGGTAATTTAGGATTTGTAGCACAAACTCTTGCTGGAATTACAGAGTTTGACTTATGGACTTTGACTGCTAATCATTCAGCAGACTCAGGATCTGATTTAAATAGTAATCTATCAAGATTTACTGAATCTTCAAACAATGGTGCTGCTTCACAAATCGGCACTGGTATGACTAAAGATTCAAATGGTATTTTTACTTTTCCTAGCACAGGAAAATGGGTAATATATTGCACCACAAGTATGTATTTAGATGGTGATGATAATGCCGGGCTTGGTATTATGGTATCGAAAAACGGTGCTTCTGGGAGTTTTTCTTACAACGCCCTTACTTATCAAGGTCAAGCATCAGGAAACTCTACTGCTCATTCATCATCTAATATAGCATATATAGATGTAACAGACACAAGCAATATAAAAGTAAAATTTTCTATTAACTCATTAGGTACTAATAGTTACATATCTGGTGATTCAAGTTATATTAGAACGTGCTTTGCTTTTATACGTATAGGAGATACTTAATGGCATTAACACAAGTAAGCACTGGCGGTATAAAAGACGGTCAGGTGCATACAGCTGATCTGGCAGATGGTCAGATTACAGCTGGTAAACTACATGCCGATGCTCTTGATCGTACCTATACATTAGGAGCAAGTGGTAGCAGCCACTATACATTTACAGGAGAGGGTTTAACTGGTGCAGTTAATGACCCTACCTTGTATCTTATACGTGGTAAAACATACAGATTCGTAAATGGTAACTCTGCTGGAGCACATCCATTTCGTATACAAACAACAGTCAATGGCTCGGCTGGTACAGAGTACAACACAGGAGTCACAAATAATGGAGGAGCTGGTGGGTCTACAATAGTATTTGAAGTACCACATGCAGCTCCAGACCGTTTATACTATCAATGTACCTCTCATGGGTCTATGGGTGGTGTATTTGAAATAGTAGGAGCTACAGCTGACGGTGGTATAACAAGTGCTAAAATTGCAAACGGTGCAGTTACATTAGACAAAATAGCTACTGACGCTGTAAATGAACCTAAATTACAAGTTAGTAATGCACCCGTAAATGGTTACTTTTTGTCAGCACAATCTGGTGCAAATGGTGGTTTAACATGGGCAGTAGCATCCTCTCCAGAAGTGTATGGTTTTAACACAGACGCTAACGGAAACTTAATAGTCACTACCACAAACGGTGGTGCAGATAATATATCAGGTGCAACTTATGCAGCATTTGAAGATGTTATTTTTGCAGCTACAGGTTTTACC